CCCCATTCCTCCTGAAGAGCCTGATGTGCCTCTAGATCCTGATGAACCAGCAGTTCCGTTACCAGAAGATCCCGAAGAACCAGCTGATCCAGATAATCCTGATGACCCCATTCCTCCTGAAGATCCACTTGTTCCACCTGAACCAGAAGATCCTAATATACCATCAGCACCCGAAGATCCTGATGTCGCATATCCGGAACTTCCTAAAATAACATTTCCTGTAAAGGTAATAGTATCACTAGATACCGTCATTGGTATCGGATTTCCAAATCCGTCTGTCACAACAAATCCACTGGAACCGCTAGTTCCTAATAATCCATCCGGCCCTATATTTAGTAGACCGCCATAGGTTTCGTCAATGAATGTATTAAATAAATTACTCATATGTTATGCTTTATCCCATTTTATATTAGCAACATTCCAACGAATATGGGTAGTGTTCCAAACTCTTTTCTTAGAACCTGCATAATAGATAACAGTTTTTAAAGGTTCGTTGTCTGAAAGATAAGCTACCGAATTCTTTAACGAATCAGTAATTGCTTGATATGCAGATGCTTCTGAAACCTCATTATTCGATATATAACTTATCGAGTTCTTTAATGAATCACTAGCTGCTTGGTAGAGTATAGTAGATAAGGTATCGTTAGAACTTGTAAAATTCTTAGCTTTAGCAAAATTCTCTTGATTGTAATTATTTGCGTCGAAAAGAGTAGCTTGACCCCTATCTATTAGGTCACCGGTAGATGGATCTAATGTTGCTGTATCAGTATTCCAAATTTTATAATCAAAATTACCTGCAGGTTCTAAAGTAACTATAGCATTTAATTGATCTTCCGAAAGTAAATTTAATGTAATCTCAAATTCTATAAATCTTTTGTTTCTAGTTATAATTGTAGGTACTACAAAAGTCCATATTTTAGTAAACCCGCTTAGAAATCCTATCAAATAATAATCTCCAAAGGTTTGATTAACATTTGTTATGGTGTTAGAATAGACTATAAATTTATTGGTTGCTGATTGATTTAACTGTATCATTCTAATGTATAAGTTTAAATATGAAAGATCCGAAAATTGACATTAATATACTCTGCATTTTTTATTATCAGAAGTAATAATTACATTTGAGGTATATATTAAACCAAATTATATCATGAAATTAATCACATTAACGATAATATTTACACTTCTATTATCCTGTTCAAAGAAAACTGACTGTTACGAATTTGACTGGGTAATCGAAACAACTACTAAGTCATATCATCAAGATCCTTATAAACAACCTCCAGTGATGATAACAACCTATACAAAATCTAAAACGGAAACCTTTGTTCAAAGATGTGGTTTGACCCCAAAAGAATCCAAAGATTTTTCCTCCAGCCTTACTTATATAGTGATAGATGCTAATACCACTAATGTATCATCTTGCACTTATAAGATAAAATAACGCACACACAAAAAAGGACAGCCTGAGCTATCCCTAAAATACCTAGATTAGTATTTTTTACTTCTTAGCGATTACGCATTGGTTATGGTGAACCCATGTAAGGCTGCAAGGCCTTCTACTTCGAAAGCTAGATTAGGTTCGTTTGCTGTTATTGTAAGGCTATATTGGTTCGCATCCCCTGGCGCAGTTCCCGTAACTGCAGTTCCTGCAGTAACTGTACCACCTCGAGTTAATCCCATTAGCCAGAATGAACCGTTATTATCTTCAAATAAGACCTTGATATCTCTATTACGAGCTAATAGTAAAAGCTCGTTTCTCTTATCTGAACTCAGTTTCTGAAGATTCATAGTCAATGCTTGAGCAGCAAAGAAAGTTCCATTAGTTTCTGAAACATTAAATGTTTCTGTATATGATGCGGTATCTTTTGGTAATTCGTATTCGAAGAATGTACCAGTTCCCGTAGCACCAGTAATTAAATTATCGGTTGCATAGGTTACTGTAGTGAATACGGCATTAACAGATACGTAAGCTGCTTTTATTCCGCCTAGACTATCAATACAATCTAATGCTAAGCCGGATGTTATTAAACAAGACATAGTGTGTGTTTTTTATTATATTATTTTTAAAAGGGGAGCAAGTTTTCCTCGCTCCCCGTGGTTTATTTATGCTAAGTCGTTAGTAGCAAATTCCTCTACAACTACCCCTACACCCATTGTGAATTTAGAGAGTAATCTCATTTCTTGATTGTCACGTGACCACCAAGCATCAATTCTTTCAGTATCGTTAGCAAGACCGCAAATCATGATGATATGTTTAGCTGGTCCGCAAATTACTCTTTTAGAAGTACCGAATCCACCAACTGGAATAGCAACTACGTTAGTTCCAGGGATGATAACTTTTTGACCAAGACCTGTGCCAGTGGTTTCACCAGTTGAATAGTGGAACAAGTTTTTAGCAACGATATTAGTTTGAAGGTATCTAAAGTTAGCATAAGACATGAACATTGTTAAATCTTCTCTGTTTGCTACATCTAAAGGAAGTGTATCTATTAAAGCAATAGCATTATCATATGCAGTGGTACTAGACCATGCTGCAGTTGCACCTAAAGCTGCTCCGTTAGCGCTAGTAACCTGAGTGATTATTTGACCACCAATTACGCTTTCAGCATATTTCTTAGTTTGAAGAACCATTTGATCTGAGATAACTTGTTCGAATGGTAAAGTTTCCCCAAATGCTGATGGATTCAATTGGCTAGACATCCAATACGCTCTTAGGTCTTCTAAACAAAGACTCATTTTCCACGATTTTGCAACGTTAGTAATTGTAATTTGATCAAAAACAACGTTTCCGTCATTATCGCTCCAACCACAACTTGCTCCTGTAAAACCTTGAGTCAAATCTAAAAGATTGATTGCTACTGTTGCTTCTGGATATCCAGGGCGAACATCGATGTAAGAAGCTAAATCCGCTCCTAATACTGCTTTGGAAATTAAAATTCCGGAATCTTCTAATGTAAAAGTAGATAGATTGCCTAATGAAAATTCTGACATTTTATTTATTTGTTATATTATTTTTGTGCTCTGAAAAAGTTTTGTTGACGCATTTTTTGTAGAGCTTCAACTTTAGCGTCTAATGAATTTGTTGATAATACTGATTCATCTACAGTAATAGTAGGAATTTTATTTCCTCCTGGTAATTTAGAAAACTTTGCATACTTTTCTTTCATTTCTGTCATTTCAGTTTGCATAGTTCCCATTTTTGTGCATAAATCTTCTACTGCGAAAACTACTTGTGAGAGAGCTTCTAAGATAGCAGTATTATCTGTTTGTGCAGGTGCATCCACCTCTGGTGCTGCTGGATCAATTGGATCTTCTGGGGTTTCTGGAGTTTCTATTGCTGCCATTTCTACTTCAACCTCTTCAGCTGCTTCAACAGCAACTTCAGTTTCAACCTCCTCTGATTTAGCTTCAACAGAAACGATCTTGCCCTCAGCATCTACTTCAATTACTAGTCCTGATGCAGTTTCGTATGTTCCAGGGGTAGCAGGGGTTTGTGTGCCGTCATCCGCTTTCGTAAAAACTGGATACCCAACTTCAAATTTCTCTGCTGATATTGCCGAACCATCTGTTAACTGTTCATCCGCTAGCTTAACCTCCATTCCTAAAAGGATACGGATTTGGTTTAGTTTTTCTTTGAACATATTCTATCGATTATATGTGGTAAATATGAAAGGTTTTATATCTGACATTTCCTAACTTAAATTTTTACTTGAATCTACCAACAAGGGTTCTTAAATCCTCGAACATCTTTTTATCTTTCATGTATGAGTTTGCTTCCTCTTGGGTTACGAAATTTCCTTGAAGAGAAAACCCTCTAAGCTTACCGGATTTAACTAAATCCCAGGTTGATTCGTTAGTTACCCTCATCTTAACTGCCCAGGATCCTACTGGAGCATCGAGCTTATAAATGCTGTTTGCTTTATCTGTCTTAGAATCTTCCACGATCCAGCTTTCATAGATATAAGATCCTGCATCTAATCCATCATTATGCATAACATTATTGTCGGCAAGTCTATTTTCTCTCATGAACTTCTCTGCACAGCGCTGAATAACATCTTTGGAGAATCGAACATAGTAGATTTCTTTAGTGTCATCATCAATCCTTGGGATTTCCATATCAGGAATTGCTACTAATCCAACTATCTCGTGTTTGCTTTCGTCAGCAAATGCAAATTTATTAAAAGCATATCCATTATGAGGCATGTCTTCGGGTTTTACACCAGGGGTATTTGGAGCTGGACCTTTATCCTGAAATGTCCCTGTAGGTGTTATGTAATATTTTTGCCATCTGTGTTTGCAGTTTGGGCCTCCTTTATATTTCCATATTGAATAATTGTCTGCTCCACCTAATCCAAATCCAGGGTTCGGATTATTCGCTGATAGCTGTTGTATCTCGTCGAACGTATAAAATTTATTAAGGCTAACCATGTGCTGACAAAAATCTCTAGAATCTGTTGTGGTATCACCCTCGTATTTGTATGCACTATAACCAGCAAATTCAAAATGATCGTTTTCATCAACCATATTAAATTCAAAACCAGATTCAAATTCGTCCTGCCCAATTCCAAGATTTTTAGCTCTCTCGAGAATTAAATCATAATTGATACCATTAAACTTCATACCAACTGATCCTAATTTAGATATAACGTCTCCGTTATTATCTATATGTGTCTTGATACCCAGATTTTTTACCTTTTGTACCTTATTTTCATTAGAACCGGTTGCAAAGATTTTTGATTCTGGGATTCCTAGTTCTTTTGCACGATCAAGCATATCTTGTCCTATACTATCCCTTGCTGAAATGATGTATAACGTATCGCCAGCAGCTTTATACTTCTCTGCTAATAGTAAACCATCCTTCGTTGATAAGGTACCGTCAAAATCAAAAGAGATCTTTGAGAATTCTTGTTTCTTGAAGAATACCCAATCATGTTCGATTGCAGGTTCGTCAACTAAAGCAATTGCATCAATGCCACTACCAACCATATCATCAATGATTGCTAAGTCTATTATTTTCTTTTCCATGTTATTATATATATTTATTTACAGTCTGGCAATATTTCTTATTGCAAATTCCTTTTGCTGCTCACTTGTCATATCACTAGCAACTACATATGTTTTAAATATAGGTGTTGAATTATTGGTAACCACTTCATTTATCATATTAGCATTACCAGCAGCATTCATTTTCTCTAGTAAAGGTAAGAACGATTTACTTGAGTATCTATTCATTACAAATTCTCCACCTTCAACTTCGCCATAAGCAGTTTTTATACCACCTTGTAAATGACTTGGTCCGTCTAGTAATCCCCCTTTTGCAAATTTACTAGGTCCTCCTCCCCCACCTTTAGTTGGAGGTGTTCCTGGTTCATAATTTGTAGAAAGTATCTTTGCAAGATTAGCAATACCTGCCGTTGTTGCAAGAATCAAAGATGCAATACCGATTGGGTTAGGAGCTGGTCCATAAGCGACAGGAGACATAGCTAATGATGAAATAATTGCTTTAGCGGAATCCATTACAGCAAGAGCTACTAACATTTTTTTATTACTTTCAAATCCCTTCTTCTTAATCTCCTCCATTGCATTATATTTCTCAAGCTCTATTTGATATACAGCTTCAGCATTACCAGCAGCAGCACTTATCTTAGCTGCATACTCAACATCTATAGCAGTTAATGCTTCTGAATCCCTTTGTTTTCTGATATCATTAATAGTGGATAGGATAAGTTCAACCTCATTTATACCATCGATTATTAATTTTGTTGATTCTTCTCTTTTTTCCTTCTCGTATTTGATTGTTGCGGCTGCATATTTCTTTCTTATTTCGGCTTTAGCCTCTTCAGAAATATTCACATCAGCTAATTCAGTTTCATATCTTTCTTTATCGATCTGATATTGGACTTTATAATATTGACTTGATTGATCAGTTCTATGGTCGTAATATTTTTCATATGCTGCTAATACCTCCGACTGAAGTTCTTTAATATCGTCTAATTCTTTTTTCCTTCTAGCTACTTCTTCGTCCTCTAATTTTTTACGTTCCTCCTGATTGAACGACATTTGGTCTAGATACCATTTATTCTGATCCTCAATAGCTTTCTTTTCAGCTTCTCTAGCTTTATCATTAAGTGCTTTAGCTTTTTCACTAGCTTCCTTTGCTTTCACCTCAGCTTTTTCACTAGCTTCCTTTGCTTTCACCTCAGCTTCTTTTCTATATTTTTCGTCGACATAGATTAATTCCTCAGATTCTGCTTTTTTTGCAGCAGTTCGGATAGCGTTACTGTCATTATATAATCTTTTATCTAGATCGTCATAAAATTTAACTATTTCAGCACTTTTTGCTCTTGAAGCATCGGTTTCAATCAGTAGATCCTTGTCAAATTTCTTCAATTCCTTGAACTTCTCGTTCTGGTTTTTGGATCGAGCATCAATCTCATCCCTGTCCCTTTTACCTTGTTCAGAAAAATATTTAATACTAATTGCTTCCTGTTCGGCCTCTTTTTCAGTCTTTTCTCCTCTTAAAACTGCTATCTTATTTTCAAAATCAATTGTTATATCGTTATATTTTTTTTGAAGTAACAATCTGTCCTCGAACGTCTTATTCAAATCTTCAGACTTCTCTTTAGCCTCAAACAACTTAGATACTAATGCACCCAATCCTACAACAACAGCTCCGATACCGCTGGTTATTAAAGCAGTTTTAAATAATCTCATAGCTCCGGTGGATGCACCAATAGCTGCTGTATAAAGACTCTGGAAGAAAGTTGCAGTTTTAGTGGCTATGCTAGCAAGATCGAAAGATTTAGTAAAATCTTTAATACCCTGTATACCTTGTGAAAATGCTATAGCACCCTGTAACTTGACCATGGTGGCTTGAACATCCTTAGATTCTGCACCAAACATTGCCATCGCCCCTTGAGCAGTTGCAAATGCACCTGCAATCCCTTGACCAATGGTTGCTAATCTACCAAATGTATCAGGATTGTAAGCTTTTGTTTTATCATTAATCTCTCCTATAGTATCAGATATGTGGGCAAATCTTTGAGCAGCCGCATTTGCTTGGGTACTATTCTCCCCAAACTTCGTGGTCATTAAACCAAGTTCATCTCTAGCTTCCCTTAATTGTTGCTTTAGACCTTTTACTTTAACACCAGTATTGTCGAAGGAAGCTCCAGCACCTTTACCGGTCTTTCCTGCTTCTGTATTAAAATTATCAACAGCTTTAGTAGAATCGTTAACAGCTGTTGTTAAACCTTTGACACTATTTGTTGCTTTATCTACACCGTCTACCTTTAGTGTAAAACCAATTACTTCGTCTGCCATTTTTTATTAAATTATTATTCCTGGATCTATTATTTTAATTAGGTTAACCTTAGTAAGTCCATTTGCCCCTATTTCGAAATCGCTTATTTTTGAAGCATACCACCAAGTTCCCTTAACAAATACTCTCTCATTAAAGTTGAATTGAAATATATCATAATCATTCAAGTTGAACCAACCCTCTGCTGTTTTAGCACTTGCATCATAATACATATTTGTCCAAGCCTGCCAGTATTCGCTATATTGTGTTACACTAGTTTTCCCTACAAAGGCATTAACTAATGTACTGAATACAGGATCCTCGTTTTTCCAATTCAAATCAAATGTTGTTACCGTCGGTGGCCATGCTTCAAAATTACTTAAAAGCGGATATGTCGTTTGAACTATTGATGAACCAAAATCATCATTCATATACCAATTAATTGGTGCAGACTGTATTCCATTATAAAATAGAAGTCTAGGTTTTGGTTGTATAGGTTCTCTCTTACCCAGATTATCCTTCGGACTATTATCTTTTGCGATATGTGGTATAAAAAATGATGCACAAGCTGCTAGACTAGTTGAGGAAGGAATATAGTCAATAGGTGTAGGTGCAAAAACCCCCTTTATTTCATTCGTATCTCTTATTAGCTGAATACCTGAGTCTAATCTTAATTGACCGTAAGGTTTCTTATAATCTTGTTGAAAGAAGAAGTTAGGATAATCCGTATCTTCCTGGTCATTAAATAGTAATTCCTTCTTTTGCGTATAAAATAATGGGCTAATCTTAAACTCTTTACTCTCATCCAGTTTTTTTGACCAATCGAGATTTTCACCAACCCCTGAACTGATCCATTGATTCCATGGTTCTATATTTAATATCTTATTACCAGATCTATCCGGAGTTAAGACTAATTTGAATCTATCTATAATACTCTTTAGAAAATCTGCTTGCTTATAATTAGCCGGCATTACTGATGTCATATTTAGTTCGGCAGGAGCTGTCAGAACGGTATATGATCCCCAATCATATTCTAAAATATTTCTATTATCCCCGAACCATATTGCTCTTGTACAAATTCTTTGTCCAGCTGCTAAAAGAATGGTAGCAGGTATAAGACCAAGTGTCTCTACCCATGTTCCAACAGGATGTGGTATGCTATCCACTGTTATTAAGGTAGCACCAGTATCATAATCAAACAATTCAAATCTTACAAATGGTTCTGTAAATGGAATTATATGCGATATGATTATTCTAAATTTAGTATATCCCCCAATTTGATAGGATCCTGTAATAGGAGCAGTATAAATCCCAGTTGCCGCATTAATATTATTTCCTTGATCGTAGAATATAGTCGGGGAATTTGAGAATTCTATAACTACCTCAGGTGCTACAGTTCCACTCGGAACTGGTAAAGAGCTAACTTGAGCTGTATTAGTTGGTGTAAATCCCCCGCGACTTACAGAATCAGATACTAAATATAGATTTCTAAATCTATCACTATCAAGAAATGCACTATTGTACGAATATCCAGCTGCACTTAGAATTTTATCGAAAATAACTTTAGCTCTAATACACGGTTTAAATACTGCTAGATCTAAAGGATTTGCCACGCTACTAAATGACTTGGTAAATCCTTCAGATATAGTTGAAACTGTAGGATTTCCGTTGATATCATAATAATATCCCCATTCGATTAATGGATAGAGTATGTCTCCATTTAACAGACCCGCACCACCAACAGTTGCATTCCATGAATTCTTTATAGCTGAATATTTTTTAGTATGGTTATATTCTGTAAGATCTAGGTCAGATAATAATTTCTCACCAATTAAAGCACTCATATTACTAATATCCCCCATGAATACTATTTCGTAATCAATCTCATTATCCTTTCCCATTAGGTATATGTTAATGAGTCTTATATTTCCACTCATAAAATATAAACCACTACTAACAATATAGCCTTCTACCATCTTAGTAGCATCGAACGTAATACTATCAGCATTAAATGCTCCTTTGAAAAAAGTATTGTTTCTTTTTGTTTGTGGAAGTCTAAACGTCTTTGTGAAGTCACTATTGCTCGATACAAGCGGATTTGGATCCTCAACACTCATTGTTACTTTAATAGGATCAGCATCATAAAGATCCAATTCTAAAGTTTCACCATTTACTATTACATATAATTGAACCATATCTTATAAGAATTGTGCATTTATTGGTTGACCTGCTGTAAATTCAAGAGTATAATTGAACATTTTTTGTCTATTATACTTTTGTGTAGCATAGGTGGTTGTTGTGATGTTTACTAATTGCGGAATACTACTTCCTGGTGCATAAGCTAAGACGTGGGTAGACATGAAAAGACCCCTTAAATATTCTGAATCTTGCTCAGTTACCCAGTCAGTTTCTGCAGTATATTTTGTTTCTATAGTATTTCTAGCAGGTACATTACCAAATCTATTAGGTGCAATATTACCTGCAGTATAAGTAGATGCCCAGGCAGGCTCAGTTCTACTGTAATTAATTTTAGTTGAGGTATCGTTTTGTGTATTGACCTTTGTAAAATTATACCAGTCTCTTCCACCTAATGAATTTAACCACGAAAATCTCCAGTGCTCATTAGTCCAACAGTCTTCTTCTACGAATTGTATTGTTATTTCTTCTGATATTGCAAATCCTAATGTTTGAGTTCCTAGATTTCCTATATTATAAAGTTGAATAGTATAGTGTGTACAAGTAGGATCGATAACTGCTATATTTTTTTCGATATCTGCAGGTCCGATAGCTAACTGGCCTATCATATATGCTGGACCTAAACCAGATCCCAATGTTGCACCTGCATTTGCTCTTGGTCCTCCACCGTCTACTAGTGTATTATACATTTCAATAACTTCATAAGGACTAGTACCATAAGATGGCTTGTAAAAATTAAGTTTAGCAGCATACACATATCTGTCTTCCCCCGCTTCATCAGTATAATTCCAGAAACTAAGACTTGCAAAATCCCCTCTAATCAATTCCATTGTCCTTTTCTCAGAATCCCCAGTGGTGTTTGGTAATTTAGTTAAAAATAAGCCCAAATGATTCGGTGACGAACTCCAAGACATTGAATAGGGATAATCAGTTAATATAGGATTTACTTCAAATAGATAATTATCCATCGAACTTTTATAACCTGCTGTAAATCTAACTCTAGTTGTATCTGTTATTCCTGTAATAAGTCTACCATCAACTCTAGGGTATAAGAAATAACTAGGATCCCCAACAGCATCAGAAACCCCATTATAGATAAGAAGCGTATCCGTTGGGCCAGATAATCTGTACTGCTCTCCAACGAGGCAATGTACCTGACCACCTAAAGTTGTTCCGATACCCCAGTCATCACTATAGGTTGGATCTTCTACAAGTCCTTTAGAAATATCTAGATATCCTGCACAGAATGGGCCTACATCTATAATTCCATTACCTGTTGGATTTGGTCTCTGCAATATTCTTGTGAAAAATACACCATTAATATAGACATCAAAAACATATTTGAAGTCATAACTTGCTATCTTATCCGATGTAATGTCCCATACTATATTGGAAAATGACGGTGACCATACAAATGGCGAATGGTTAACTGATGTTATCATTTATTTCTTATCTTATTTAATTGTTTCTGATGCTCTTCCCTATCTTTTTTGAACTTATCTTTTCTTCTTGCAAGAAAGTTAAAAGCTGTTTTGATTCCAATTTCAGTTGCTCTATCATATTCAAGAGGGTTTCCCCCTGCAATTGCGTCAATGATGTTGTTCCATCCCCTAGCAATTTCAATAACCGGATTTGTATTTCTAGTAATTTTACTTCCTCCAGGGATTCGTTTGTCTTCGATATCTCCACCCTCGCTTTCAAAGAGTCCAGAGTAAGACTTATAAGTTTATTTGATATAGCTAAAAAAAAAAGTGTGGCACCCTTAGCAACATTAATAGGTAACTCTAGGAATTCATTAGCTCTCTGAGAACATTTAACTGCATCATATTTTTCTATCTGAAAATGTTCCTTATAACGGGATACTACAGGTCTGTAGATTATTGCCATTAATTTATGAGTCATTGTTTCAATATTAGGATCTGCAAGAATCATTTCAGCATCAGCAAACTCACCAACTGATACTTGGTTTAGATCTACTATACCATATTCAACACCATTGATCGTTACTTCTCTCTGAAATCTCCTAGATTCATCACTGAATTCATTGAACAGATCATTAATAGTAGACCATAATTCATTAAATTGAGTTGTTGTTAATTCCTCTATTAATTCTATCTTGCATCCACTAAGTTGTGCAATGATATTAATCTTAGAATCTAAGTTATCTATTGCCCATCCATTAGAATTTATAGCATAAACATCCTTTAGTTTAATGTTTTCTATCTTAAAATTCTCCTTACCTATTGTAAATTCTATCATATTATTTGATTCTTTGTCTTTTAAATCTTAGTTTAATACTATCAGATATTGCTTTCTGTAGCATTTTCTTTATATTTTTAGTGGTTGAACCTTCTAATGAAGTCCAGAATCTTGCTTTTATACCTCCTTTCCCCTTACCTGGTTTAGAATTCCATGCTTCTCTCTTCGTTGTTTTGTATGGACCAGTTCCTAAATCTACATATTTACCATATTTTAAATACTTACCTTGGAATGTTATTGTTCCGTTACTATCAGAAACATATCTTACACTAACACTTTTCTTAAGAGCACCAGTTCTTACCGGGGACTGACGTCTTAATTGGTTACTAATTAATCTAGAAACAGTATTTAATGCTTGTGTTAGTTCTGGTTCCATAATTAACTAAGTGGAATATCACATACTGTAAATGGACTTTTAATAAAAACATTTAACTCAGCAGTCCATCCAGCTAAGTTATGATCGAATCTTTCTATAAATGGAATTGCATTAACTGGTGTTTCAACCATCATATCCACTACAGCATAATCTGTTAAGATAAGTTGGGATAGTAAATCCTGCATTATCATGAATGTATTATTGTGGGTATTTACTTCTAAATCCTCCTTATCCTTAGCAATGTCAGCAACTATCATAGAAAATCCTAGTGTTACCTTTCCAAAACGATCTAATGACGATTGTTGGGGGATCAAAAACACCAATGGATATTTTGTTGGGGTCTTATCCTGTGTCTGAATGTCTATATCCGATAGTTCACCAACACCAAATTGATGTACTGCTAAATGACTTGAACAGAGTGATCTAAAATATTCTATTACTTCCTTGTAACTAGTGATTGGCCCTGATGGATTCATTATTATCTTTTTTATTAAATATGTATCTAAGTAATTTTATCGAGGTTATTTGTATGAATTATCTACTGTCCTTGTATAAATCGTTCAGCTTATGCCCAGTAGATCTACCAGATTGTACTGCATAGGTTCCTTTAGACTTTCCTTTCTTGCGATGCCAATCGCAAAATGCTAATGACATTACTATATCATCATTTCCCCCGGATGGAGCAGAGTATGCTATTTTTCCAGAAGGCAGAAGCTTGTAAGTAAACATAGAGAGTTCTGAGTGCATAGCAGGAGCTACTTCTTTAATAGGAATATTAATAAGCGAACCGATAAAAGATAGCTTAAGAGATTCTATAATGTCCTGTTTTGTGTCCTGCGTAGTAGTGAATGGTGTTATGAGTCCTGGACACGCTTTTGTAAGCTGCTCTACTATTACAGATCCTATACTGTTCTTTTCCACTAACGTCTGGCATCTCCATTTTTTTATTCTTTCGATAACTCTATTTAGTATAATTTCCCAAGAGGAACGATTTTCTCTATACATATCTACAACATTTCCGTCTTTATCCATGATAGTCAATACTGTATAGTCTCCAGAAATTGCTAAGTCAAGTCCAGCATAATAGAATTGTTTAGGATCTGGAATTGGCTGAAACCCTAATAAGGTTGCTGTATGTTCATAGTTGAATAAAGATCCACCGCCAGATACGAAGATACCTAAGAATTCTTGTTGAAAAGCTTTTTCTGGAATACTCATTCTCGCAAGTTCAAGCTCCTGTTGATTAACAAAAGGATTATCAGATGAACTTATCCGATAAGATTCCCAATCCTTCATCTCTGGTGACTCACCCCAATCATAAATCTTCTTGAACCAATTAAATGAATTAGGTGTACTGATGAATAGAACTTTCTTCCCTCTGATCATAACAGTAGGTCTGAGAATTGAATTCCAGACATCCTCATCAATATAAGCAGATTCGTCTAAGACTAGAAAAGTTGCCGTAAAACCTCTTAAGTTTTCTCTAGATTCTGCCGAGACCATTCTAATTACTGAACCGTTATTAAATGTTAGAATAAGATCTGAAGAATTTATAGACTTAACAAGCGGATTTGAAATTCCACAAGCTTTTGCTAGATCCATAAAAGATTTCTTCGACTGACCGTAAATAGGAGATACTAAAACACAATATTGATCTGGCCAATTAATGCTATAGTATAGCAAAAGATTTAAAGCCATTAAGGTCTTTCCTACCTGCCTGCTCGCAACTAAAACGTGGTGTTTGGCAGAGGAATTAATTATGCTGTGAATTATCTCATCTTGCTTTTTATATGGTAGGAAATTGGACTCTATATTCAAAGATTTTTTTATATTCTATCGACAGATTTGTATGCGTACGTACGCGGACGTGCGGAGGAGGCCCGTCACCTGCTATTAAACCTATCCAAAATTGCTTGATGTTCCTCAGGAGTCCTTTCAATAGGCGGGGTAACACCCATATTATATCGAGAATGTTTTGGATTTGTAGGATCGGTTGGATCTATAGGAACAGCTGTAATGAATCTACCGTTCATTGTATATTTGCTCCAATACTTTGCTCTATTGTACCTTTTCTCAGCATAAAACGCATCTATCCGAAATTTCTCAATATCTTCCATCACTTTGTTCTTTTCGTGTGTTATACGTTGATTACGTTGTTGGATCTTCTGGTTGTGTACTTTCTTCGATTTGCCCATTTTGTTCGTTATTATCGTTTGCAGTGCTAAAAGTAAATTTGACCCCCTTGAATAACCCTTCACCATCATTACCAGTAACCTCAGTACGTGCAAGTTTGGGTATGAGATATTCACTTAATCTAAGCATAAGATCAATAGCTCTTGCTGGATCCTTAGTAGCTATTTTAGCTAACCATTCATTCATACTATCTAGATTATCCTCCAGGAGTTTCTGGTATGCTTCTTTTATCTTAACATGTGACTTATTTTGTGCCCCTAAGGGTCTTCCACCTTTTGGTGGGTTTTCTTTCGTAAACATTTCTATTCTATTTTATTTAATCGATTCCTTTTTCTCTTCCATGATCTGAGCTCATTACGCGATACGTCCAACCGGGAGAGCTGCATTTACCATATTTCTTAGTTTTTCTCATAATTTGTTGGACAAGTCTAAAGTCATGTCCATATTTATTATCCTGAGGATTGAGACTTCTATAAAACTCAGTCTTTATGCATAACGAACTGTGCCCGATTTCACCTGCGATTAACTGACTATCTTGTACTCTATCCCTAGGGGTGTCATAATAGTTATAATACATCCAATCGTTATCTGTTACACTTATATGACTATATAAAAATTTAAGATGGGTTTTCTCTACAATGTCATCCGAATCTACAAACGTAATATATTTACCAGCAGCCAAAAACATACTAAAATTTCTAGCAGCATATCCCCATCCACCAAAATGAAAGGGTAAATTGATGGTATAAAAGTACTTTTCATCTATAGCTAATCTATTACAATACATTTGCCAAGTAGGATCGAGGATCTTTTCTTCAAAATTTGGACAACAATCACCAATGAAATATACTTCATAGTTCTTGAAATCTTGTTCCGCGAGACATTTTATTAACCTTTCAAGTCTTGCAGGTCTTTGATAAACAGGTACAACTACTGTTATTAAAGGATTTTCTCCTTGATTAACTTTTGCCATTTTCGAAATACGTACGTTGTTGTTGATTTTCATATTTATTTTAGTCTATTTTTACTAAATTCACCCATTGATCATATACATATTTAATAGTTTCTCTAATACAGCTTTTGCATCCCGTGTTAATCAGATTTTCCCCGGCAATTTTATTATAGATAATGAATATTATCTTAAGATCTTCGGGTTGCCACTTAGTCTTCTTAAATTGATTGAAGTCCTCACCTGCCTTAAGTAATTCCTTTTTAAGTTCTTCTTCCATTAGAATAGTTGATTTGATTTTTTTTCAAAATGATCGGCTAATATACCTGTGGATAAACTGATCAATACTATCATTACTAATGGGTTATGAAAATAACTCAACTGAAGAATTAACTGAACCCATATTCCTAAACAGAGAGCGCAATTAAAGGGTTTTCGATTTAGTCTTACTTTTTTTAGTATTGCTTGATACACGGGGTTCACTAATAGTCTGGCTACTGATAAACTCACTAATAGTAGTTGCAGGATTATCTCCATCGGATTCGATTATTTTTATTTTTTTTGGCAGGGGATTTGGTAATTGATCCAATGGAGTATCTTCTATGATAGACCAAGAGGCATCCCACGTCAAGCCCAGTATTTGTTTCCATCTCTCCACATTTTTTAACAAATTCTGTTCTGAACACGCGATGATATTCTCTCTCCAAAGGAATTTGAATTTTACTATTTTCTTATTTTCCATATTGCTTATATATATTTTATACTAAATTTTGACGTTTTAATTCTTTAATAACATACTTTCTTGTACGATTAACAGATAAACTTATCGAGGTCCTCGGTATATTAGTCTGTCGGCTTAAACTGGATATCGTTTGGGTCTCATCTACTAGTATTTTAATAAGACTTTGATCATACCAAGCTAAATTGCCAAGTATCTTTTCAATTTCATTAGCTATTTCTTCTTCAGTCTCTACATATTCGTTATCTGGTATGTCTGCTAAATCTTCAATATTTCCGGAAGGCTCTCTGTAAGTCCTATAAAATCTCGAAGTGGTGGAACGCCAATTATTAAGAAGCATTCTCACAATATAAAAAGTACAGCCACCAGAATCTACAATTTCCTGAAGATTGTTCTTCTGAACCAGGTCGAATAAGCATTCATGAAGCAATTCTTCTGAAAGATGATCATAGTTAGTTATCTTCTTACTTGCAAGAATCAGGTTGTTATACTCTTCTGAAATAAATTGATCGAATGTCAAGTTGTTTGGTTTATAACTATATATCCATTATAGATTATATGTCTATTTTTTATTCCTTAAGGATTCATTATGTTGTTTCATTAAAAGCTTCATATCAGGTGATAGATGCTTATTAATAGTGGGTCTAGATAATCCGGTATATTCACTAATAACTTCTTTAGTTACTTTCTTTTCTAAGCTTGCTAGCGTGTCACCAAAGAACTCTTCTATCTTAGATAAAGTATATTCTCTTCTGAATTTCCCTAATAAAGATAGTTTATTACCTGCTGAAGGATCCACCCAATAATACTTTATTGTAGCTTTTATAGGTTTTAGGTTGTCTATTCTTCTCATCCGGGGATTAACCATATCTTCAATTTCCCATTTTTCTAGCGGAATGCTACACGAGGTTTTATTAATACTCATCATAAGATTTGTAAATTGTTCTGAAGATTTGTTAGGATTTAGAATTATTAGGTTATTCAGAAAGCAAGAAAGTGTATATTGTCTGCTGCCTTCTTGTATCTTCTTAGGTAATCCTTTTTCATCGAACGGCAAGAAGCACGAGAAGTATGGTTTTCCCTCCGGGAAGTACATAACTTGCCTAGGATATTCTGGTAGTGTTAACTTGAATCTAAAGCTTGCCTCAGAAAAACGTAAACCTCCTAGTAACATCTCTCCATCTAGTCTATCTAAGATAATACTAGGAGGTTTACGTTTTGTATATTTCTCTAAGTTTAGTACACTTAAGCTTTCCCAAGAATCTTTAAATCTTGCAAGTTTATCAGAACTAATTATTAAACAAGCAGATAGAAAACATACCTTCCTATCGCTAACTATATCGTATTCTTGTTCTAAGCGATCTAAATATGCTTTATGATATAACACAAAGGTTTTGATTGTAAGTCCGTCTAATGAAGCTATAGCATGTATACCTTTACCAGAAACTGAAGTCCAGACTCCAACAATTTCTGGCAGACTAAATAATAGGTCCTTGGTTTGGTTTAGATCTGCAGGATTGTCAATATCAATAATAATTAAACCAGAAAGTGTTTTAATATTAAGATCTTTCTTAGCTCCAAGAAATGTTCCATGAGGTGATATGACCGGTAAGGCTGATTTAACAACAGAAAAATCAGCCTGACCAGATCTTGCAAGATCTATTAGATCTTGGTTTGGGTTATTAAGAATTGTTTGTTTTAGAAAATCAAGATTGTGATTTCCAAGATTTACTGTGCCTTTGACAGTCTGATAGTATGTTAAGTTCATTGATATGATTATATTTTACATATTGTGCTAACAACATGGGAGATTCTTAGGTTAGTGTAGCACCCGTCACATCGGTTGAATAACCTTTTTCGGCACTAACCTAAGAATCTTCAAATACTATATATCTAATTTGATAATAGTTTCCTAAATTATTTTACACACCGAACATTTGGAATGTTGTTTTTTCTTTTAAGATATTATGATCAATATCTACGTCGCAAAGGTACTTATTATGGCCCAGTATTAACATTTTACCAAAGAACATTATATCATTTATAATGAAACAAGGTTTTTCTTCTAATGAAATAGGATAGGAATCATAGAACATAGTATGTTTATCATCTAGATCTATATTTCCTATTGAAGGGGATCCTATTGTTTCTACCAACATATTATTAAAATCTTCTTGTGGATAGGTATTAATTTTCTTATCAGAGTATAATATTGTCTGGTCTGCGGCGTCTATTATGATTACTTTATATGTTTGCATGTTTTATGTTTATTTGTTGCTCGTCGTCTGCTCATTTGTCTGCTCGTTTGTCTGCTCATTTGTTTGCTCATTTGTCTGCTCGTTTGTCTGCTCGTTTTTCTGGTACTGATCGTATAGAACTATTGTCAGCATTGTGTATTTGTTTGTCGTTTGCTTGATCACTTGCTTGCTCAATATTAGCTTGTCAATTTCGCGTCTGGCGTTTGTCTGGCGATTGTCTGGCGAGTGTCTGGCGATTCGTTTGATATTGGTCATACGAAACAATTGTTAGCATTGTGTATTGGCTTGTCGTTTGCTTGGCGATCTCTTTGGCGGTCAATTATTTATTTTAATCTTATTACTTGATAATACATCTGTCCGTTAACGATTTCGTTATGGGTAATATTTAGCATCCTTAGTTCCTCGAGATATTCTAAGTCTTTTTTGATAACCCTCTCTGTACAATTGAGGAGTTTTGCAAGTGTTTTGTTAGACGTATAACAGAACCCCTCAGTTTGCAAACTTGAGATTATGCCAAGCAAAAGCATTTGTCTAGCATTTAATTTTTCGTCGCCTAATATAAAAGACGATACTACTGCAAATATCTGGTTGTTACTCGGCGTTTTCATTTTCTTTTAATATTTTTCTAATTCCTTTAATAATAAGTTGATTCATAGATTTACCCTGCGTAACTGCATAAATCTTAAATTCTCGTAGAAGATCTTTCTCGATGCTAATGTTCATCTGAGCTGGTTTCTTGTGGTTTGGCTGCCTGAAGTCTTTTGGTATTGGGTTCATATTCGAAATATATTTATATCTTATATATCTATAACACAAAAAGTTTCTTAGAAAAACTAGGGAAACCCTAAATGTTTTTGATTTATTATTACTTTATTCCTAACTGTTTTGAATACTTTCTGATATGTACAAAAAATTCAGCATCTTGTTTGGTTACAAATTTTATGTGGCCGAAGCAGTCTTTGCAATAACATTCAAAGTGCATTCCATTAATACGTACAGCATGTTCCGTAGATTTACATGTTGGACAAATAATTGTTGTAGGTTTCATTTTGTTGGTTTTTTATTATATATTATTTTAGAAATGTATAGTTTTGGAAACTCTGTTGGATGTCAGAGTAACCTGCTTTTTGAAATACTAATGGAGGTTGAAATGCATAGCAACGATTTTTCGCTTGTATTTGTGCAAGGCTAACATCAACCTGTCTTTCCATAGACAGATTAAGAAGTGTTGGAATAATCTCAGCAGAGACTGAATACGCATGTAATGCTAATACATTCTCTGCAAGTATTGTTGTACCGTTTATGAATGTACTTTTTTGGTGTTTTGAATTACACCCGAGGTATAGAAGATCGTACGTTGAAGGGATCTTCTCATACATTTTAGGGAATAGAAAATTAAAGTCCGGGTGGAATTCAAAGTCATCTTCCACAATCAAAGCATTTGATATATTCTCTTTTAGAACAATCTCCCAAACCTTACGATGTGAGAGATAACACCCTTGTTCTGGTCCGGTCATATAATTATTTCCTTTCAGATCTTTTCCATCGATTGCATCGATGAACTCCGCTGTAAAGTTGTGAAGTTTCATTTGCTCTTCACAATGTTGTTTTCTGTCAGTTCTTTTTTCGAGATTTATAATAAAAATTCTATCGAAATAATTGTTAAGTTTATACATATCTATTGGTTGTTTTATTGTTCTCGTATTAAAGATCTAAAATGAATTCCGATAGAGGATCTGCCTCGATACAGTTTGGATCATCATAAAGATAAAGTATTCTAGCTGTCCCATTGTGCTGTACTCTGATTAGTTTAGATTTCTTCATAGTTATTAATAGTTCTTCAACTTCTCCGAAAGAATCCATGCAAAGCATTGTTTGTAAAAACTCGTTTGAAACGAAACAACATTTTCCATCGACTGTCCATGAATAGATGTATGAAGCTAAATATTTTTGTTGGATCGTTTTATACTTGGGATCCTCAAGAATTGCTGGGTAGAGTTTTAATATCTTGTACATTTTATTTGGTGATATTATTTTTTGAATGTTCCGTTATTGATCTGAGATAAAGCTGTTTGGTATGCAGAATATGCTTCAATTTCTGTCTTGAAATACCCAACATGAAAGAGCTTCTTATCAAACATTATATGTGCTAACCAACTTCCTTTACGTTTCTTATCCCAAGAAACCCCAGCAAATTTACTACTCTTCCCTTTATTTAAAGCTTTTGCTTTAGTAACATTAGCACGAGCGGATATTATTTGTAAATTATCTGCTCTATTGTTTAATTTATTATTATCAATATGATCAGTATTGATTCTTCTGTTAATACTTCTGTGTCCTAGCCAAGCCATTGCTACTAATAAATGTACTGTAATTGAAAAGGTCTTTCCGTTTTTCATAGGTGCTAGTCTTAAATAGCCGTCATGGTCCATAGATGGTTTGAGAATTCTACCTTTACTACTTTGTTTAAAAGACATAATCCTACCAAGGTTTGATGCTTGATATCCAGGAAATTCTGGAATGTCTTTAAAGATCTCTTGTTGTTGGGTTTCCATTTGCGATATATATTTATATTAACTTATATATCAAAGTTTCAGTTAGATTTAATGAAATCTAACGATTACTAACGATTAGTGAGGGCTCGGCGAATCTAGCACACACAAAAATAGGAGTCAAAACTCCTATTCTATGAAAAACCAACTTATGAAAGAAGCTACACTAATATATGGCGTTACCGTGCGTAGCATCTATTTTACTTTCTTAATCTTTTTTTGTTTCAATTTTTCCCAAGCCAAAATATAAGTTTTTGGAATGCCTAGTAATTGGAAGTAAATTAATGAATCCTCCTTCCATGCTCTTTCTCTTATGAACATTTCTTGAACTGTATTGTTAATAAAGAGACTTCTAAGTTCTTTCCATTTTCTGTCTTGTGAAAGGGGAACGAGATTTTCCTTGGTGTTATCCAATGGATTGAAATTCTTATGCGTGATAAATAAACGACTATTAAGTGTGCAGTTATTATAACATTCAAAAGCACATCTCGTAGTAAAGGATGCGTTACGATCCCACTTTTCCATAAACGATTTAGTTGATCTGATCCTAATAAGACCAACAGAATTACATTCTAGATCATTTATAGGATGTGGATACCATATTTCTTCTCTTGGATATCTAGGAAATTCACAATCAAAGTAACTGTTTATCCCTATCAACTCCATCAATTCTATCTGTAATTGTTCCCCCTTTACCCCTGTTTTTGAGATATGCCTGTAATTTTCTCGCATTTGTTGTTGAAGATTTATAGTCCTTGGATAATTTAATTGTAATATGTATCTGTTTTTTATTCATCTTTAGATTTTTTATTAGAAAGCTCCTTATAAATTTTAACCAATCCCCACACAATACTTATCCCAAAGGCAGTTATACTAAACATAATATTTACTTCTTCTAGAGTTAATCCCCCTATCCAAATAATAAGTGGTGCTATTGTTGATATTTTGTCTTTCATTAGTTTTTTAGTTAGTTTTTATTATTAGTTTGTTGGTCCTTCGTAACAGTCAAAGTATATTGAATCATTACCCCCATTATTTAGTCGTTTTCTTGCTCGTTGGCGGGCTGAATACGGTTGATGAGGTATAACTAATCCAGCAGTATATGGATTGCCCTTATCAGCTATAATGCCGTCCTTATAATTTTGAGTTATGTATTCAGGATAATCTGATGGATGATTTTGCATCCAAAGAATCATTTGCTTTGTGTATGACTCAGCTACTTGTTTTACCTGATTCATTATAAACGTAAGCTCTTGAAAGTTTGTTTCTGCAGAACTTTCACTTGTAGGATTCATTACACTTTTATTAAGAATCTTATACTTCAAGAACGGAAGTGCCATATAAAGTGTAAAATTAACAAGTGCATTTCCTATATAATTATCCAATAAACTTTGATCTGCTACTGTTAGTGTATTAGCAAGAATACGTGTCTGTAGCGCATGATAATAGGTTGCTCCGATATAATTCTGAAGGTATACATCTTGCGCTTGTAGGACGAAGGGTTGTAAGTCAGCTGGACTTACATTATAATTGATCGAAGTAAAACTTTTAAGTTTTTCTTCAGATACGAAAAGTACTATTGGGTTTGCCATTGTTTGTGTTTTTTAATTTATACTATTGCAGTTTCTACTGTTTTATCAAATAATGCTAGAGGTTCAACATAAAGTTTAGTAGTATAACCACTATATTTCATCAATTTGTCGAATGGTTTAATAACTGCTTTAATATCTGGACGAAGTACAGTATTTTTAAAGTGTTCATATGCTACCATAATTTCATCCTTATTAGACCCTAGACCTCCTGATCCCTCGTGATATAAACCCAATAACATGGGTGATGTTATTCCGTGCGATGAAAGTATTCTAGTTGTAATTCTTGTTTCCAAATTCACATAGTAATCATCATTTGCTGATGGTAATGGAGTTATCTCAGGGGAGTTTTCCTTAGATTCTGAAAATGTTGCAAAAAACTTACCTGCATTCTCAACTCCACTATATGCACTTGCAATTTCTTGATAAAGATCCTGCTGAGCATTTGAATCTGGAACACCGTTATTAAAGTTAATCCATAAACTTGGGCTAAGACCATTTGCAAGATTACTTAAATGAAATGTTGATACCTCGATATCTATTTGAATATCTGAACATCCACCAGCATAACTTGGGAGAGGGTAAAATCTACTTCCTGGTTGATAATCCATGAAATAAAGGATTTGTGTTGGAAGTTCTATTGCTTTAGCTGGATCAAATGCTTGGTATTGTATAGGTTTATGAATCTTATACTTGTTCCAATCCGAAGAATAGTAGTATTTCTCTACTCTATCGGATTTTAAATCAAAATCCCCACTTCTTACATCTTGAAATTGAATGTGATAGAAAGATTCTATCTTGTCCCCCGTAGCATTCCAAACAATATTCAATGCAAATCCGCTATAGATTTCATAGTCTAACACTACTTTTTCAAATACATCATTCCATGATTCATTATCATTTGCTCTTTCTAATGCTATTTCTTGATTAGGATCGATAGTTTTTAAACCGTTTCCGAATACACCCAAAAATTTGGACTGTAAACATCTACGATTAATAGCAGATTTGTTATACAATTCAGTAATGTATTGTGGATATAAATTATCCGAGCCATATCTGAACCATGGTTGTCCCCTATCTTTGTAGATAACCGGAACTGTTGGATCAGGTACTACGTTTGTGTTGAATTTATAAATTTTAGGTGTCATATGTTCTATTTATCTTATTAATTATTCTGGTTATTTTACTAAATTTAAGTCTATTTCATCACCTATTTGTGTATTCATATCTAGTTTATATTTATTACTTATGAAAATGAAGGTATTATCATAGTATAATTTCCAATATGGCAAATAATCAAGTGCACATGCATTTTCATTATATTCAATATACTTAGCTGGTATTAATTCTAGGTTTGTTACTGTTTTCATATTATACAAATGTTAATGTTCCGCTTGATGTAAATGTGTGTATTGTGTATGCACCATCTGTTGTTATTGTTCCTCCTGTACAAGTTCCAAATAAAGATGTTTGATATCTAACTATTACTACACCACTACCTCCTTTTCCACTTTTTATGTTTAATCCAAGACCTACATTTGTATAATACAAATCTGGATGTCCACCTCCACCTCCACCAAGTCCATCAGTTCCTGGATATCCATCAGTTGGTGTAGTTGCTCCATCTAGATAATTTATACCATTACCGCCTCCACCCAGACCACCACTTGGTGCTGTTCCTACAATAACACCACCTCCTCCACCACCTGCATAATATGTTGCTACACCGGAAATTGAACTTGTTAATCCAAATCCCCCAATACCAAATCCAGCACTTTGTCCATTATGTCCAGAAGCACCAGCACCACCACCTCCACCACCTGCATAATCAGGAGCACCCGACCATCCTAATCCTCCATTATTTCCTTGTCCTGTTACACCTATACCACCAACACCTACATTATATTGAGCTCCACCACCAGATCCACCATCACCAGGAGACATATTATAACTTGCTCCACCTCCACCTCCATATCCGGTTAGTCCAAATGCTGTAGTATCCCCCCCAAGACCACCCTGCGTATAAGCGGAATTTGTAGCAGCTCCACCAGTTCCAATTGTGATCGTATAAGCAGTTTTTGTTACTACTACCGAGTCTTGTAATAAACCACCAGCTCCTCCACCTCCACCAGCACCATAACCACCTCCTCCACCTCCACCCCCTACTATTAAGTATTGGACTGATAATGGTTGTGTAGCTCTACTGCTACCAATTATTCCTAAAATTCCTGGTTTCATATTATATTGTTTATGTCCATTGACCTATTGATACTGTTGTTGTTGCACCAATTCTATTACATATAAAGTAACTACCTGCAGTAGTAACTGCCGTTCCCACAGAAGTTGTTTGTGCTACTGAGGGTATTAATGTTCCTGCTACAGTAACTTCAAAACTACCTTTAACAAACACCGTAGTAACTGTAGCTGTTGATGCTGTTGCAATATTTGTTACCGTTTGTGTAGATACTATTTGTGAAATCATTGAAGGAGCTGTTAAAGTATTATTAGCTGCGTCAATTGCTTGTGTAAGATATAAAATACCAGCAAGAGTAGCTCCTCCAGCACCTCCAAGCGAGAATTTAATATTACCCGATGTTGCCGAGGTTACAGAGATTTGAAATATTGTTTCAAATACGTAAGATCCTATTTCTAGAGTTATTGTTCCTCCAGGAGATCCATCAAATAGAGCTTGTTGAGCAGTACCTGTAGCAAAAGCAGCTCTATTATTATGCTGTCTTATTAAGTGATTATTTTGTACTAACCCTCTATTACCTGCATCTGATGTAGCATAGAATCCATTAGTATCCATTTCCCAACCTCCGACAATTGGTGTAGTATTAAGAGTACCTGGTGTAAATATAATAGGTGTTAAAGTTGTTGTTGGGGCAGCAAGCGTTAAACTCTTACTTAATATATTATTTATATCATCCTTCATGTAAGGATTAGCGTCCCAAGTTCCTGTGGATGTAGCAGTAGATGTACATATTACTAGTATATCATTGCCTGTTTTTGCAACTCTTAGAGTAGCACCACCGTTTGTTTTTATAGTAACATCAAGAGTACTATCATTATCAATAAGCCAACCCTGACCTAATGTTAATGTTGTTGCGTCGGGTAATATACAATCCTGTGTACTTGTTCCCGTAAAGAATTGGTGTCTTTTACTTGAAACTGTTAAAGTTGTTGTTCCAGTTGCTGTTAAAACAAAAACACTATCACCTACAACGTTATTACCAGTTAAGTTACCATTAATATCTGTTGCTGTTCCACTTGATCCTGCAGTTCCACTTGACCCTGCAGATCCAGAAGATCCTGTTAATCCTGAAGAACCTGCAGTTCCTGTTAATCCTGAAGAACCTGATGAACCATTAGCACCTGAAGATCCAGCGGTTCCGTTTATTCCATTAGCACCTGAAGAACCTGATGTTCCATTAAGGGAAAGTCCTGATGAACCAGCGGTTCCATTACCTGAAGTACCTGAAGAACCTGAAGAACCTGCAGTTCCCTTATTTCCAGTTGATACTAACCATAGATCTGAACTTTGACGTAATAATACAATTAATGAATACTGCCCATTAGTTATTAGTGCTTGCCCCTCAACGGTCACACCTGAACCACCAACTATCGTAACCACCCCTGTTCCTGCTTGTTCAACAACTATTTGTTCACCACCTACCCAAGTAACTGATGATTGAGGCGGTATAGTTAAATTATGAGCAGCAGCTGAGCTCATTTTTACCCCAGTATACGCATCACCTAAAACTAATGTATAATCTGTATTTGTTTGTGTGTTCCAATTTAACGCGCTATCACCTGAGGATCCAGCAGATCCTGAAGATCCAGCAGTTCCATTTATTCCATTAGCACCTGAAGATCCAGCAGTTCCTGCAGATCCTGAAGATCCAGCAGTTCCATTAGAACCAGTTGCACCTGAAGATCCAGCAGTTCCATTTATTCCATTAGCACCCGAGGATCCAGCAGTTCCATTTATTCCATTAGCACCCGAGGATCCAGCAGTTCCATTTCCCGAAGATCCAGAAGATCCAGTAGTTCCATTAGCACCAGTTGCACCAGAAGATCCAGCAGTTCCATTTATTCCATTAGCACCAGCAGATCCACTTGTTCCTGTAGATCCCGAAGATCCAGCAGATCCAGCAGATCCAGCAGATCCAGCAGATCCAGAAGATCCTGATGAACCACTTGTTCCTGCAGACCCTGAGGACCCAGCAGTTCCATTAGCACCAGCTGCCCCTGAAGATCCAGCAGTTCCGTTACCAGAAGATCCTGCAGTTCCATTTATTCCATTAGCTCCTGAAGATCCAGCAGTTCCTGCAGATCCTGAAGATCCAGCAGTTCCATTAGCACCAGTTGCACCTGAAGATCCAGCAGTTCCATTTATTCCATTAGCACCTGAAGATCCAGCAGTTCCATTTATTCCATTAGCACCCGAGGATCCAGCAGTCCCACTAACACCAGTTGCACCAGAGGATCCACTTGTTCCTGCAGACCCTGAAGATCCAGCAGTTCCTGATGAACCACTTGTTCCTGCAGACCCTGAGGACCCGGCAGTTCCA